GAAAATTCGCCAGGATACTATGAAGAAATGGGCATTCACATAAATGAAAATGCTAGATGCAATGAGTTCTTCGATCTATCTAATATTACGCAAACCATAGGTGATCCTATGGATGCAATTTCCATAAAGGTAAATGGAGTTGTCGCAGGATACTATCTACCAGAAATTAATAGCTGGCTAACGGGCTTCTGGACGTGGCACATTCATTACATTACGATTGTGTTAGGACAAGTATTTCCACAAATAGTAACTCAATTGCAGTTGGCAGCTTGTCCAAATGCGATTAATGCAAGTGACAGTAAGAAACCAGTTAAACGCCTGACTGTTAGTATGGGTGCCGACCCAGAGTTGGAAGTAACGAAAAACGGGAAGGTTGTTAATGCTTGCACAGTAATTCAGTGCAGTAACCATTTATCAAGTCCGATTGGCCTGGATGGCCAGCAATCCCAGTTAGAGTTTAGGCCACAGCCAGGGACACCCCAGCAAGTTATGAAAAATATTAGAAAGCTTGTCAAGGAGTTCAGTACGAAATATCCGGAGTTTGACCTCAGTGACGAAGGTGACCGTTATCCATTAGGTGGACATATCCATGTGGGTTTGAACCGGGAAATTGAAGTACCGAACGATCTACGGGTAATCCTAGATGATTTTGTCGGTAGACCAACTATCGAGATGTCAGGAGATGCCCGATCTTCGTACAAGCAGTTGGGTGCCACAAGAACCCAGAAGCATGGATTTGAGTATCGGTCGACGCCTGCTGCGGTCTTCCAAAATCCTGCGATGACATTTGTAACGTTGCGGTTAGTCAAGAACCTATGCGAAAAATACTTCAACCAGGATACGTTAGAATATAATACTAGGCCAACGCTCGACGACTATATTAATGTAGGTGGGTTGACCAAGAACCAGGCAAAATACTTTATGAGGTTTTGTGAAAACTATGTGCCAAAGAAATCGATAAGAGCCAGTTGGAAAGTACCTGCTGCCCCGGTGGTAACTACCCATACTCATCCATTGAATATTGAATTCCGAGATGAGTGGCATGACGGAGTTACATTCCAGATAAGGCAGGAATTGTCCGCAAGCAACATAGAGACTATTCGACCTGTCGTGGTTTCGTTCTATGGTCTAAAAGCAGACCGCGGAGAAAACATGTGTACGATACCGTTAAGGGGGAGTAGCGTCATTGGTGGACAACCTCCGAAGCCGGTCTGGCGAGACAATGTGCTGAACATTGGTTTTAGCCTTGACATGAGAATGACTGGTATTGGTAGTTCTAGACGCCGAGAACTCATTAGAGCAATTAGCAGTTATCTCCAGTACCATGAGGTACTAGCATGAAGAGAAGTTTCGTTGGCCAAAAACCAACCATTTTTCCCAGGAACCGTCTTCATGAAAGAATGGATGAAGCTTCCTGTACGGTTGGAAAGTATTTCGTTTCGTGTCACTCCCACGATACTTTCGGAAATTACGATAACGAGCCGTACATCCTAGGAAATGCTCTGTATGCATATCCCAATGGAATACTGGATGTGAATATTGCAGGGTCCATAAGCTTAGAGTATTCTGGACCGATACCTGAGATATTCTTTGATGATACCCTTCAATATACTAATAATGCTTCATCGAGGAGTGCTATACGTATACTTGTCTCAGGAAGGTTTGCTGGTTACTATTTGCCAACTATTAATACCTTGGTATTGACAGATTGGACACATGATAGTGCATGTTTGCGAGTGTTCAATACCCTGTGGCCACAACTGGTAGAAAAACTACACTTAAAGATACCAGATGAGTCAGCACGATTCAAAACCGTATCGGAAGTCACAGTCGGATGCGATCCAGAATTCGAGCTATTTGACCGTTATGGAGACGTTGTTACCGCAGACGAAATAGTAGACTACGACTGCGAATCTCAGATCGGTACGGATGGATCAGGAGATCAAATCGAATTTAGGCCAACTCCAGGAAATCCAGTTAAGGTGACTCAAAATTTTAAAAAGCTTGTCAGGGAATTCAAAGAAGATCTTGGCAACAGATTTGATTTAACTGACCGTGGAGATTGCTATCCGTTGGGCGGACATATTCATGTAGGCATAGGATTCCGTATGACACCGGATAGTAATCTACTTACACTACTTGACGATTTTGTTGGAGAACCTTCCATGAAATTATCCGGTGACGCTCGGAAAGAATATAGACGGTTAGGTGCATATAGACCTCAACCACACGGATTTGAGTACAGGACTCCACCGGCTGCACTATTCCAGAATCCAGCTATCACTTGCATAACGCTACGGTTAGTAGGTAATCTATCCAAAAACTATTTAAACGGGGAAGTATTTGAATATGATAGTGGAAAACTTACAGTAGAAGACTATATGAAGTATGGTAGCCTTACAAAAAATCAAGCAAAGTACTTCATGAAGTTCTGTGGTAATGGTTATAAGCCCGCTCAAAGTATCGTCGTCAGCTGGAAAGTAGCTAAGGAACAAATCTTGAAGAGGTCAAATATTCCAACGGTTGTATTCCAGAATACTTGGGATTCGTACGTTAAGGAAGTTTTGGCCGAAGGTATTTACAAGGTCAAGACAGTACGACCAGTCACGATAAAGTTGTATGGTCTTAGTAAAAAACTTCACGGAACTAATAAAGCTACTATACCGCTTGGTCACTGTATGTTAGCGCCTGGTAAAGTAGATACCTGGGATCCAGAAAATAGAGTACTAAGTATAGGCATATCATACGATAGAAGAACTAGTTTGAGTATTCCAAACTCGCCGTTTATTAGAGGACTGTTGCGAGCAATTGGTAATAAACTAAATGAAGTGGAGGCATAAAATGTGTATAATAGCGATAGCTGCGGAAAGGAAATTAAATGAAAAAGAACTCGAAAACTGTTTCAAAAACAATAGTGACGGAGCTGGCATAGCTTGGGCTACGCCAGAAGGTAAAGTACATGTAGAGAAGGGCTTCATGACAATAGAAGAACTCAGGACATTCTATGCTAGCGATGACATACCTTTGCCACATGTACTACACTTCAGGATTGCAACGTCTGGTGAAGTTAATAGGGAAATGACTCATCCATATGAAATGACGGAAAAAAGTGAACTCTCTATAAGCGGGAATTTAGACGTGCCAGTTCTATTCCATAATGGCGTGATCTTCGACTGGAAGAACCTCCTAGTGAATATGGTGACATCCAAACAGATTGACGCCATGCCAAAGGGCCCGATGAACGATACCCGGACTGCTGCGATCATGGCATCCGTGCCAAGCATTGGAGACGATATCCTGGCAGTATTATCCGGGAAATTTGTCAAGGTATCTCCAGATGGATTCATCACTAGGTGGGGTGACTTCGAGGAAGTCAATGGCGTTTACTTCAGTAATGACAGTTACAAAAGAGAAACCTACGTATATAAAAATATTAATTATTGTTATGGTGCTAATAATAACCGTAACAATAATAGGAAGAATCGTCATAACAGCAAGCCAATCATCATAACCGAAGAGGATATCGATAATGAATATAATGATTGGGTGAATAAGGGTTACCCGATGTGCCAGTGAGGTCATGTCAATGATCAAATGGATGAGAATTAAAAATATCTGTGAGGATATAAGTGGCATTACAGTCCACTTACATTTATCGACTGACATGCCAACCGATCATATAGCTGGTTGTGAGTTCACGAGAGAGGGTGCCCATATTATCCTGAATGCGGCTCAAGTAAAGTCCTTAGACATGATTATCAGGGCGATCTCCCACGAGTTGCAACATGTATTAAACGGCAATAAAGATCATAGGATTGACTTTGACGAAAAGTGGGTGTTACTAGAGAAAAGAATATCCGAGGAGTATAGTGGGAAATAAAAGAAGGTATCAACTATTTTTAAAAAATAGTAATAAAAAACTATCTATATAAATTACATTTAGAAACTACTTTTATTATATCATTAAACAACGAATTAGGAAACATTATTTGGCAAGCATATTCACACATTTCCCAACTTGTGTCTTGTAGATTACTAGTAAGTTTTACAAACCTCCATATATCATCTGATGTATTAAATCCTATCCAAGCTCTTCCTGGATATTTTTCCTGACAAGACCCATATGTATTTATATTAGCATTCCATAATGATTGGATCAATGATGCTATATTAACATCTACTTTTATACCGTCAATTTTTGCTTGTTTATGCCTCATAAAAATACTCCTATTCATAGATCATTTTATATTCTATTCTAGTATAATATGATTTGCCATTATATATTTCATCTATAATTCTATTTAATATATATTCCCAGTAATCTCTGGTAAATTTACTAGTGGTTTTACTATGGCAACTTCTACATAAAGCTGCAAACCTAACTGGCTTATCGTTACAACATACGTTTTTATAATAACCTATATGATGACAGTCTAGTTTTTGCCCGTTTTCTTCTTGGGATTTCCCGCATAATATACATTCATAATTGAAGAAAGCTCGTATTCTATTCCTAAGTTCGGGAGTCCATTTTTCGCAATACAATTGTTTATAAACTCCACCTTTCCAGAAATGACTATTCTCACCAGATATTTGTTTTGCTACATTTTTAGCAACATCTGGATTTTTCATAGGATTTTTATTACCAATCATTCGTTGTGATGCTTTAGCCCTATTTTCTGGTCGTTTAGATGGATTTAGATCACCTAATTGTTTCGCTATTACTTCAGGTCTTCTTTTCGGATTTAGATCGCCTACGAACTTAGCAGCGACCTCGGGACGTTTCATAGGATTTCGTAGACATAAGTTTTCAATATTTAAACACCCACAACTTTTAGTGTTTCCGGTTACTAAATTGCAGCCATCTACAACTATTTCATTGCCGCAATCGCAAATACATCTCCACTTTTTATGCTCATTTTTATTATTACTATACAATTCTATTACATATAATCTAGAAAATTTTTTATTCGTTAAATCTGTTGATTTTCCTCGCATAATCATACCTTATAAATATTATGATAAAAATAATAATTTTATAAAAAATATATTTTCGTTATTCTGGATATAATTCACGTATTTTAGATACAAATAAATCAATTTTTCTCGGAATTAGTCCTGGTGCAGAGTTTACTTCAAATATAGTCGAATCTAACTGACCATCTTTGTAGATAGTAGATGCATCCACGGCAGCAAAATCGAGGCCAATCTTTTCTACGGCATTTTTCACATTTTCTTTTAACCCGCGGTCAAGGGAACTTACGCGGATCCACCTAAAGAAGCTTCCATGGGTATGATTTCTAATCATTGCATGAGGATCGCTTTCTGGAGGAACTTTAAGATCGGCTTCGATAATCCTGTAGCAATTTTCTTCTGGATCCTTCATTAGGAATAGTCGGTATTCATCTTTTTTGTTCACAAATTCTTGCAGGTAGTGATTTTCTGGGCTATATCTCCTCAGGTCTCTAGTAGAATTTATCAAGTAAAACCATCGACCCTGACTATGGTTATTCCTCCTTGCGATTATCGGGAATGGTATCCTACCTAATTGAACATCTTGCCAGCTATAATATTTTGGTGTTCTTATATTATGTCTGATAAGAAATTCCTTGCATCGAGGTTTATTACTCGACAATGCAACTGCCTCTTGTTTATTAATCATGTTAGGAGAGTCTGCTGAATAGCCGTTTCCATAACGGATTACTAGTTCATTTGTATTGATTCTGCCTTCTTCTACGTAGCGAGCGCCTAATGCTTCTGCTAGGCGTCGTCCGGTAGGACGGCACTTTCGGCAACCTAAAATTACGGTCATAACATCTTCCCTATACTGTATTTTCTTCAAATAATACGATACGTTTTCTGGAAGCTTGTACAAATACATCCGGATCTATAAAGTGAATGTTTCCTTCTTTGTCTTTAAATACTACAGGCAAACAATCAGCACATTCGATTTGATCTGTAAGGATTTCTGATGTCAGTCCTTTTTTATTTGTTTCTGTCATTTATATCTCACCAAATTACTATAGCATTATCGCGTATTTATACCTTTTGGTACGACGTAAAATAAGTCAATCTTATTTATTTGATTATATTTAAAAGCGTGGTGAATTTTGCATGGCAGATCCTTATTCTGATTTAATTAGCACTTTCTCGGTTTTCTATAGGTTCATACCAATACAGACCTACGACGAAGCTAATGCTTCTCCAGTTGAAAACACAGACGCAGACATATTGTATAGTAGCTTCGGACTTTATGCAGATCTGGCAATAGACGAACTTGTTAATTTATTGGCAGCTAGAAATATTCCGGAAACTTCCGTTACAGAAAACCAAGAAAACGTTATGCTTTGTCATCTCATAGCTGATTACTTTGAGGAAGGTAATCCGGACTGGAGTTTTAGAAGCCAGAGCCAAGCCCCGGGAGTATCGTTTAGCCGAGGCGAAGATACTGGTCCAAGAACTGCATTAGAAAAGATGCTAAATGAATTACAAATCGCCTCTAAGATGAGTTTAGTTACTTCTGGTAGAGGAGCATCTATGACGTTCGATAGGATCCGGGATGCAAAGAATTATCCGAGGCGCTGGAAGCGTACTGACATACCATCTTATGATGATACGACAAGCACTGGCTTCGATAGCGATGAAGTTGAAGACCTTGGATATACAGACAACCAAAGTAACTATACGAACTGGTAATTAAAAATGGCTTATCCACATCGGCTCAGGTACACTCACAAAGCCTACCTATATAAGGATATAAATACGGTTTTTTCCGGTGATGTAGCCACTACTATGACAGTGGCTGGCTATCCTACCGAGGATTTCAAACTAGCTATTACTGCCAGCGATGCTTGCAGAATTAAGATAGTTGGTAATTTTGAAAGTTCTTCCATAACAGAACGTATAAGTTTTTCCGGTACAAGTACCCAATATACTGTCAATACGTTCGATAGTATAAATACGTTGTCATCTAGTTATTTTGAGGAAGATACGACCGTTCTTATACAGGCAGTAGACTCCGTTGGAATGCCAATGTCCTGGCAACAGACCTATGGACCCTACAAATGCGAGTTTGGACAAATGGGTGGCATGTCAACTCAGATAGAAGCAAATAGTCTAGGTCTAGGAAGTAAACTTGTCCACTATGTCCGCATGGAAAGATCTGCGCCGTTAAGTAAGGACATGACGTTATCTATTGTAGGTTACGACGACCAGATATGGGTTCCCATAAGCGACTTTGAAAATATTTCTGCGCCACCGTCATATATTGCACAGGAATATGCTTTTAGAGTAGTTAAAAAACAAGACGGTGATAGTTGATGGTTAAAAAAGGATGTAAGCAAACAGAAGAGCATAAAAAACATTTATCCGAATCATTAAAGGGAAGAATAGTTTCCGAGGAAACTAAAGTTAGGATACGAAAAAATATGGAAGGCAAACCTTCTCCTTGTCCTGGTGCATTTAAAGGCCATAAACATACAGAAGAATACAAAAAGTATATGTCAGAAAAACATTCTGGAGAAAATAATCCGATGTATGGAATACCTGCACCAAACAAAGGTAAAAAGGCATCCACGGAATTGCGTAAAAAATTATCGGTTAGTGCAAAAATAAGAGCAAATACACCAGAATATAAAGCAAGAATTTCTGCATTATCGAAAGAAATATGGAATGATCCAGTATTTCGAGAGAATCAATCTATTATAAAAAGTGGAGAAAATTCATTATTTTGGAAAGGTGGAATTAGTTTTGAACCTTATTGTCCTAAATTTAATAATCGATTTAGAGAATACGTAAGAATCAAGTTTAATAGAACATGCGCATGTTGCGGTAAACCAGAAGAATTGAATTTTACCGCAACTGGAAGAAAATATAAATTAGCAGTTCATCATATAGATTATGACAAATTGGACATATGCAATGGTAAATCTTGGTCTTTTGTACCTCTATGTATTCCATGCCATATAAAAACATGCAACAATAGATGGTACTGGTTTAACTTATTAATAAATTATTGGATATTAAATATTAATATACATTTATCATTGAATGATGTGATTTTTTGATGCCGTCTTATATAGCTCCGGTTTCTCAGTTCATTATGGATGAACTACACGGAGACGCCGAGTTAGTCGAACTAACAGACAATCGATATTATACTGGTTTACTCCGGGAACCAATATCACTCATTGCACCTCACTATACTAGAGTTGGTATCGAATACGTCTCTGAAAGTGGAGATAGCTACTTCTTTACGCAACTTCGAGACTGGGATGAGTTGAAAGTATCCATTAAGATTACTGTGGTCACATCCTATGGCAATAATGATCAACATTGCAGAAGTATCGTGGATGCTATATCATATTTGTTTTCAGTTAATCGAAAAAAGGTTACAGACGACTATAAAATCTATGTAGATAAAATCGATACATCTATCGTGGAAACTGAACAAGCACGTTGGATAGGAACTATAACTATGAGCGTGGCTTATCTCACCCCTATTCCAGATGGAATAGAATAGAAATTATTTTCTTATCTTTAAATACTTTTTGGTTAGACGTAAAATTTGCTATTCCTATTTATTTGATTATATATGACTCGTCTTATTGATGTATGGCGTTCAGGCCAAATCACCCTATCCGAATATCAGTCTTACTTGGATTTGGGTTATCAACCATCTGATACAGTTCAATTAAATTCTGGCAGAAGTGCTGAGATGGTAACCACTTCCTATATGAATTTAGGTTCTGGTAGGTCATGGACTGTAAAATCTGGAGAAACTTTACTTGGTTATATTGGTCCAAATTCTGATATGATTAATGCCGGAAATATGACTATTAATGGTGATGTTACCTTCTTGTATAATTCAGGAAAGTTAACGAATACTGGCACGATTTCCGGGACAGGCAGTTTAACAATTTATCCATTGAAAATAGATGATCTATAAAATTTACAAGTTGTGATTTATTTGACAGGCACATTTGATATCGACGGCGGTGTCATAACCGCAAGCGAACCCAAAACAGATTACCAGGTACAATTACAGTTAGCTCCTCCGGTGTTTTCGGCAGGAACTTGGACCGTAACCGACAGTAGTGACGTGATTTTGGTAACTAGAACTCCTGCTACACAAACGGACTATTATACAGTTCCTATTATAATGCCGTTTAGAACGACAGCTGATAAAGGCGCCAAACTAAAGTCAGTTACCGTAGTTGCAACTCTAGGTGGTACTCTTAGTACAACTAACGACGACTTTGAGATCAATATCGTTCAGGTTACTACTCCAGCTGATGGTAGTGCTCCGGTAGGTTCCGTGCTCGCGGGAGATTCAGGAGACGACTACGACGATGCATACGACACGAAAGCCGAGCGATTAGTTGCCGGAACTCATACATTTGTGGTCACAATTCCTTCAGCAGAACAAGACTACATTGACAGCGGCGAGCAATTATACTGTCGCATTAAGGTTGTCGATGCTGGAAGTGCTGACCTAACGTGCGTGATTAAGGGCGCTGTTGCTGCATTCGACGTAAATACATTATAAATACAGTAATATATCATACCAAATCAAGGAGAATCTATGGCAAATGTAGGTACAATCCAAACGGCAAAAGGTCAACAATTTACGTCAGCTCATGTGCTGTCACAAAGTCGCGGTGATTCTGGCTATTATGTATTAAGTGGTTGTGACGTACATCAATCCAGTACACCTGGTATGTCGGTATTAGTCGATGCTGGGTACGTTCAACTAGGATATGCAGTCGCCATGACCACGGTCTCTAGTACAACCTTAACGATCACTGCGGCTAATCCGACATTGCCTAGATTAGATGTTATTTATATAAATACGTCAGGCACTCCTGCAGTCTATACAGGCACACCTACAGCCATTTCTCCAAGTTCTAAAACAGACTTCAAGGAAATGTCAACTCCGGCGCCTGGGACAACAATTCCCGGTGGCGTGATCTTAGCTCTTGTTTACGTGGGCGCGGGTGTCACTTCAATCCTTAATGCCTCCATAAATGACATTGCAACTTATGGGCCTTACTCTGCTATAGCTCCGACTACAACAACGTCGGGCAAGGTACCATACTGGTCAAGTACTGCAAACACCTTATCGGATGGTTATACGGTTGGTACGGCTGCAAATAATCTCGTCCAACTGGATTCCTCATCCAGGTTACCTGCTGTGAGTGGCTACAACCTAACGAATACAGCAACTACGGCAGTGCTGACGACCGAAGGAGATACGTTGGCTCGTGGAGCTTCAGGTCTAACAAGAATTGCTGCTGGCAATGAAGGTCAAGCATATATTCAGGGTAGTTCCACTCCAGTTTGGACCACAAGAACGTTTGACGTAGCATTTCCATTTGGCGATGGAATTAACGTAATTTATAGTTCTGCCCAGACAATCAGAATACCAATAAATGCTAATATTGTTGAGGCTAGAATACGCAGTTTTGACTCCGCCGGTACATTACTTGCGGGTACTGCTACTTGCAAGTTATACCGTCACTTATACAATGGTACCTTAGGAAGCGTAGTGGATACCTACGTACTATCAACGTCATCATATCATGAAACCGGACTCAGTATTGCAGTGACTGCCGGATACTGGTTGACGATAGTAATTTCTGATATCACGACATGTAAACAGATTGTGTGTATTCTTACACTGGAAGCAACTTAAATGACTAATCTTTATGTTTTTTGGAAGGAAACTTCTGATCCTCCAAGTCCGTGGACGAGGTTAACCCGCACTAATCAATATTTGAGGTGTACTACTACCACGGCATCTCATTGGACTAGTGTTGGATCTACAACGCACGTTCCGGTACCATCTTCGAATTACACAGGATATTCTAGTGATACTGCACCGACTACAACTCCATACAGTACTTATTGCACAGAAGATCATAGACATTTACTGACAACCTCTTGGCCTTCAGCCAATAATACTCCTCCTTCGTACGGACTAGATATTATCTACATGGATCTCGCTCTCTGGGAATCTACCAAGAGAACATTTCCGGACGGAGTCGTACTGGTTTCCAATGGTGTCTTAACTGACGCCGGTTATTTATCCAGATTTACCAGTGCAGATGGCCGTTTTATTACGAATGCAACTCCAGGTACTACAGCCGGTAGCACTTCGACTCATAGTCATAATGCTACAGCATCCGTAGGTAACTCACCTACTCCTATTATTACTGCTGCTGGATCAGGTGAGAAAATAACAAATGTTGGTACAACACATAATCACGGTGGTAGTGTTTCAGTTTCTTCGACTAGCACTTACCAGGAACCAGCATATATAGTCACGAGACTTTATGAAGTGCTTGCTGAAACAACAAAAACCTTATCAGGAACGGTCGTATTCGTAGATGGAGCAGTAGGTTCCCTATGGGAAGTTCTAACAACCTGGAACGGTAAAAATCTTAAATCTGGCAACTACAATCCAACACTAGGAGGTTCAGACACTCATAGTCATTCACTAACTGGTACACTAAGTGATTATTATCCAACTATCGGTATTGGTTCTATAGATGGCGGATTCATTGCAACATCATACATTCATAATCATACTTATTCTGCGACGACTACTGATAGTAATATTCCTAGTAGTAGATATATAATTCCAGCAAGATTGTTAACAACGGTATACCGACCATCATGCGGGGCTAGCCCTCAAATAGTAGGTCTATCAGCTTGGTAAGGTAGGATTCTATGCCATATAATGACGACATGCTAGAAATGGCTAACGACGTCGGTATGAAGATCGAAAATGCTATTCGAATAAAAATACTGTCTAATGTACCACCGCCAAACGCCGCATCAACAATCAAAGCAAAAGGATCTTCGCATACCTTAATTGACACCGGAGAAATGTTAGAATCGGTATCACACGAAGTAGATTTTTCCAATCCCGAATTACTAACAATTAAAGCTGGTATATTTGAAGAAGGTATTGCTGAATACGCGTGCTATAACGAGTATGGGACCAATGATATACCGACAAGATCATTTATTCGATCAACTTACGATGAAATTTTTGATTCACAGTTAATGCCGGAAATAGCTGATAAACTATTCGACATTACAAAGGATAAGTTAAGCGGCAAATAGAAACAAAGAGAATTTGCATGAGAAAAAGTTCTCAACAATCAATTGAAAAAGATTCATATTAATATATTTAAATAATATTATAAAAAGGAGTTTATAAAAATGGTCGCTACGATGAACGTTAAGGAATATAACAGTACCACACCAGGTACTGGAACAGTAATTACTCAAGGCAGATATTGCACATCAGATTCTTACAACCCAGGTTTATCAAATCCCTGTGTGGTGCCGACCTCCGGTTACAACTATTCGTACTGGAAAAGTCATAACCTAGCATTTTCCGGAGATTTCACCCAGATTAGTAACATCCGTTGGTATACATCTGGTTCAGTTGCAACAAACTGGGCCCTAGGAACCGCAGGCGGTCTGTATGTCGGAGTAAAATCCACTGGAGACAATGGTTGCCCAGTAGCATCTTATGTCCAAGCAACCGGTACATTAGGTACAACTGGCAACTGGATGGACGACGTCACAAATGGGCACACCTATTACAAATCTGGTTCTGCTAATCATGCCGTGCCTGCCGATGCCGACACATATGTAAGTGGATCCACACTGCTCATTGACAGTACCGCTTATACGTCTGCCGGTGAAAGCAAGATGGTCGTGACTCAGGTCAAAATAGATACTGATGCCACCCAAGGAGATAAGGCGGCAGAAACTTTGGTATTTAGATACGATGAGATATAAATAAATAAATTATAATAAAAATGTAAAAATAGGCTTATACCTATTTCTATTTCATTTTTAGACCAAAACATTTATATACTAGATCATACATTATTACTAGTATATGACAGCACCAAATAAATATTGTAAAGACAGAGAATGGCTATATGACCAATACGTAAATAAACGTAAATCTATAACAAAAATTGCAAAAGAACTCGATATTATACCAGAAACTGTGCGTCTTTGGATTCATCGTCACGAAATACCAGTCAGAACTGGTTCTGAATGTCATTCTAACGATTTACATTGGAATTATGGTAAACACCATTCCGAAGAAACAAAACAAAAGATATCAATTGCAAATGCTAGGCATGAAGTTTCTGAAGAAACACGTGCAAAATTATCCGAAAAAATGTCAGGCGAAGGTAATCCTAGATATGGCGTTAAACTAAGCCACGATCAAATAGAACGTCAAAAATCTTCTTTGATTAAATTCTACCAAGATCATCCTGAAGCTGCTATAAATTTATCAGAAAATAGAAAACAATTTCACATTGATCATCCTGATGTTGCAAAAGAACAAGGGGAATATCTAAAACAATATTATAAAAACCATCCAGAAATATTAGAAGAAGCAGCAAAGAAACGTAGGCAATATTATATTGATCATCCTCTTTCTAACGAAGAAAAAATACAGCGTGTGGCACCGATATTTAAGTACTTCGATGAGCATCCAGAAGCTAGGAAAGATCATTCACTTCTAATGAAGGTAAACAATCCTTCTATGAGACCAGAAGTTGCTGCTAAGATTTCAGATAGTATGGTAGAATGGCACAAAAATAATGCAAATCCAATTAATACTGGAAGTATTTCTGGAAGGGTATTTATATGCAAAAATGGTAAAAAGATATGGCTCCGGTCTTCGTATGAATTTAGATTTGCTAGCATACTAGAAGAGTTAAAAATATGCTGGGAATATGAACCATATGCATTTTCGCTAAATAATTTGCATACATCATATCGTCCTGATATATATTTACCAGATTTAAACATATGGATAGAAATAAAAGGTTATCTTAGTTGGAGTAGTAAACAAAAATTAATTGAATTTAATAAGATATATCCAAATGAAAAACTATTATTAATATATTTAAATCAAATTGAATATATTGAAGAAATGATATTAAGCAAGAAACCAATTAATATACGGAATTCTGGCATACCAATAGAAGACCAAGTAAAATTATGGTACATGGAAGATATCGAACTATCAAAACTAAAAGAAAAATTAAAATAAAAAATATA